AAACTCTTTGTGGTACAGGAAGTCAGTTGCATGAATAAGGACTGTGCCAACTATGGGAAAGTAGTTGATTCAGTCAAAAACGAATTACCAATCGGCTAATAAGCACCTTCGGGTGCTTTTTTAGTGCATAAATCGCAGAGGATAGCGCAAACATCACAGAAAGGAAAATTGAATATGGAAAAACAGAATCTTCTTGATCTTAACTTACAACTCTTCGGAGAGGAAGGAGAGGTCGCAGACGTAGAAGCGTCGGAAGCCGTCGAACCGACAGAAGAAACTACCGAAGCCGAAAGTGAGGAAACAGGCGAAACAGAAGAAGGAAACGCCGAGCCTACCGAACAGAGTGCGGAGGAAAACGCACGTTATGCCGCAATAAGGCGCAGAGCAGAGGAAGATGCAAGGAACAAGTATCAGTCTCAAATGAACGCCTTAAATCAGAGAGTAGCGGCAATGTGCCAAGGTGTGACTCATCCCGTGACGGGACAGCCCATAACGAATGTTAACGACTACATGGACGCTTTGCAGATACAGCAGAGACAAGCCAATGAGCAGAAGTTACAGGAAAAGGGCGTTGACCCACAGATAATTGACAGGATGATTGCACAAAACCCGGTTGTAATGCAAGCACAGCAAGTCATCGAACAGAACAAGATGGTGGCGGCAGAAAACGCATTACAGAGGGATTTTGCCGAGATAACCAAGTTTGACCCGAACATCAAAGGGATAAACGATTTGGCGGCATTACCTAACTTCCCGGAAATGCTTGACCGTGTATCTCACGGTATGTCGTTGGTTGACGCTTACAAGATAGTCAACTACGGCAAGTCAACAGATGCGGCAAGACAACAGGCTATTAATCAGATGAGGGGCAAGGATCATCTTGCTACTCAAAGCGGCGTGGAACAGGACGAGGAATACGTCGAAGTTCCGGCTGAAATTATGAGCCGTTGGAAGTCCGAGGGGAAGACAGAGAAGCAAATAAGAGAACTGTATAAATCAGTCGCAAGCAAACTACACATAGGTTAAGGGGGTATTAACTATGGCATTTGAATTTATCAGAGCCGAGTCAGACGTAGCACCTATCGAAAAAGAGATACTGGCTACAAACGGCACAACTTATAAGCACGGAAGCCTTGTTGCTTTCGGAGCAACAGGCACAGCAACAGCAGTTTCGGGAACAGCAGTACCCGAATTTGTTTACGTTGGCAAAGAAGTAACAGCCAAGACAGGCGACAAACTTGCGGTAATTCCCGTACTTCCTGAGTATGAATGGGAGACAACCCTTTCTGCACCGGGAACAACACTTAAAGCCGGAAATAAGGTTACGACGACAGGGGATGAAGCAACAGCGACAACCACAAGCGGAGTATTCCAGTTACTTACAGACGGCGGCGCATCAGGCGCAAAGGTCGTAGGTAGGTTTGCATAAGAGAGAGGGGGAATATAGATATGGCAGTAATTTTTTCAAAACACGGCGGACTCAATGATGAAGCGTGGAAGACCATTGATACCGAGCTGTCAATGGTTATACAGGACACAGACACAGAGAAGAACAAGGATGACGAGCTTGTTAAAGCCCTTTTCAACGTTAAGACTTCCAAGAAGTTCGGCGAGAAACAGGGATCAATGACAGAGTTTGGAAACTTTGAGGAAGTTACCGAAGGCGATAATGGTATTCAGGATGATTACAACATGGGATTCTCGAAGCTTATCGAGCATCATCAGTTCATCAAGACATTCATGTGTACTCGTGAAGCAAAGGATGACGGCAACATCGACCTTATGAAGCAGACAGCCGCTAACTTTGTTCGTGCTTACAAGAGAAGTAGAGCGCAGTTCGCTTCTGATGCACTTACAGCAGAAGGTACAACATTCCTTTACGGAACAAAGTCATACGACAAGACAACCGGCGACGGCAAGGCTCTTTTCGCAACAGATCATCCCGGCAAGAAGACAGGCGTTCCTGTTCAGTCAAACGTATTCACAAACGCTTTCGGAACAGACGCTACAATGCTTTACACGCTTGCTAACATCGGACGTAACTTCAAGAATCAGTCAGGTAACGTAATGGGTTACAACTTTGATACAATCATCATTCCCGGTAACGTACCCGACCTTGAAGACCTCATTAAGAGAATCATTCATTCTCATCAGATTGTTGGTTCGAACTACAACGACATCAACACTCAGGAAGGCATTTGGAAGCTTATCGTAGATCATCGTTGGACGGCTGCATCTGGAAAGAAGCCTTACATTCTGATGAGTACAGAAGCGCAGAGAGAGCTTAATGCGGGCGTATTCTTTGACAGAGTACCGCTTGACGTTTCAAACGAAGTTCTCAACAAGTCACGCAACCTTGAATGGAGCGGCTACGCACGTTGGAGTGCGGGATTTAATAATTGGGCGGCTTATATCTTAGGTGGGGCTGACGCCGGTACGACATTATCATAAGGGGGTAGCCAATGATACCTAAAGGACTTAAAGTAGGCGATACGTTCACAGATGACGGAAGAACCTACAAAGTATTAAAGGTTGTTGGCGAAAACTATGAAAGCGCATGGGTGGGGGCAACTCCACCCAAAACGCTTGTCGCTGACAATTCAGGAATTGCATCAGACGATGCTGATTATGAGGATTATCCTTATGCCACACTGAAAAAGATGTGTGCAGAAAAAGGACTTGACGCAAAGGGTAGTAAAGCAGACCTTATCGCAAGATTAGAGGGTTAAGATGAGTACATGGTATGACTTGAAACTTGCCGTATTACAGAAGATGTTTGCGGCGGATGATGTGATAATAACGGATGAATCCACGCAAGGGTATATAGCCGCCATGCCGCATTGTGCGAATGAGGGGTTAGCCTTACTTGCGACAGCCGGAAAGTTTATCACAAAGATGGTTAAAATAACCCAAATGGATATTCAGAATCTTGTTTCAGAATCCATATCTAACCCTATACATGAGTTTTCCGAAACATATTCGTATCAGGCAGACGAAGGACAGTCATACTACTTTGAGTGCGCCGGTATAGGAACTTGCGATATAGAAGTAGACGGCGTTATTACCTCAATAACCCTTGATGAAAAGACCTACAAGGTTTACAAGGGGCTTATTTCTAATGCGGATAAAAAGCCCGTAAAGTTTACATTCACAACATCATATCCAATGGCATTAAAGAATGTTGCCATATATGCGGAGACTTTTGAAGTCGAAGAAGACGTACCGCCTTTCACTGATAAGGTTAAGTACGATATGACGGCAATAGCCCCCGATTTTTACATGATTGACCCACAAGGAATTTACTTTGAGGGCGCATATCAGAAGTATCTCCAAACATCAGACTTTTATCAAGAGGGAACAAAAACGCTCGTATTAGATCGAGATATGATAGGTTCATTTACTATCTATTATCGGGCTTATCCTGAGGAAATAACTCCCATGACGGAAGATGATTACGAACTTCCGATAGACCCGGAAGTATACGCCTTATTGCCTTTATATATGGCATCACAGCTATTTAAAGATGACGATAACGGCTTAGCAACTTCTTACCGCAACGAACTAGAGGTTGGATATGAAAGATTGAAAAATTCCGCAAATTTGGCGGCATACGAAGAATTTACAAGTGACAGTGGGTGGATTTAATGGCAGTATCATTCAAAGTTCCGGCAAGTCCAAAAAGAAACATATTTGTTATAGATAACTTCTTAGGCGTTGACCTCACAAACAGTGGTACAGATATTGATGAAGTGAGAAGCCCAAACGCTGAAAACATGATCCGTAACGTGCCGGGCAAAGTCCGTAAACGTATGGGATATGACGTTCCTATTGAATTTTCGGAAGGTTACGACGTTAATCGTGCGTTGGGAACGACGGGGGCATGGGTTGATTTACCTATTGATTCTGAGACTACATATGACATTTGTACTGATGAGAACCCTATAAAAATCCCATATGTCGGTGTAGACATTCAAGCCGTGGGAACAGTTGAGTTAGGATTTGTTCTGCAAAATGATGCCCGTCACACACTTACGATAACGGGAACGGCGGAAGAGCCCTATGACGATACTTTTGTATTTTTTGGAGAAGAGGATTTCACTGCACAAGGTGGAATAAAGCAGTGGTTTTTTAATAATACTTCTCACAATCCCGAAGATTATTTAAGGGTTAAAAGGTTAAGAATATGTCGAAGGACACAATTACCACAACCCGGAACAGTCGAAGACGGGGAAGATTTTTCAAAAGGGGATTGGAGAGCCGCACCCGAAGATAAAGGGTACACGTTTATTCTCACACCAACCTCTAACCCTATATATGGTTATCACACGCTTAAACTTGGAGACAAGGAAGGGGACTACGTTACAAACGTAAACAGAGCGTTAAATACCTCGGACACTTATCATAGTTTCCCCGATATGATAGCAGCTGTACTCGCCGAGACCATCCCGGTTGGCAAGAAGTTTCACATAAGCTTTGACTATGATAACGCATCTTCAACAGTTGTCTATTTAGGCAGAAGCAATGTAAGACAGACCATCACAACAATTAATGGAACAGGGACATTTTCGGAAGAGATAACATCAACGACTAATGCCGGACACATAGCATTGTCTGACACAACAGCAGAAATAAAGAATCTGATGGTGTGTTATGAAGCTACGAATGACGTACAGTGGAGTCCTGCACCCGAAGATGACAGACAGTCTTTCGCAATAGAGGACGTTTACCAAAAGACCGGCACAACCACGCAGATAACCCCGATTATCCACAAGACAGAGAATCATTCAGTTGGAGAGGGAGATTATATAGGGGTAACTTGCGAATTACAGAACAGTTCTACTGCGGCAGTCGGAAAGCTTACAAAGGTCGATTTTTACATTGAAGGTATAAAAATCACTGAACGTAAACAGGAAGGCACTGAGGAAGTAGAGATAGATGTACCTATATCAAAGTATTTGATAAATGTTACCACAAGTCGTGCATCACAGCCGGATATTGTCTATGAACAAGTGGTATGGGCGGACAGTGATCCTAACGGTCAACAGATAACGATGTATCTCAGACCGCAAGAAGGGTATTACGTTAAGTCTATCTATATTAATTCTTATATAGGCAGAACGCTTGAATATGACGCTACCGAAGAAATCATACTGAGCAATCTGTCAGTAGAAGAATTGACGGAAAGAAGCGATTATTGGAACTCTAAGTATATAGAGCTTATTCATGTAGGAAGAGACCTCTATATGCACAAGAGCGGTACAAATAAGTATTCTTTGATATACAGCCTTATGAATCAGGCAAGGTCTATGTCATGGCAGTTTGAAGCGCAGAGTAATTACTTAGACGAAGAAGCTAGTCATAAAGACCTTTTTATTATAGACGGAAGGACATACTTACAGTTTAATTCACAGACGGAAATAATAAAGCCTGTTTACGGAAGTGGAAAAGTCCCGACAGTGACGATAGCTAAAGCTCCTAACGGTGGCGGTACACCTTATTATGCGTTAAATAGACTGCAACCGGGCTTTGAAGAACTATTTATAGGGGACGGAACTTCAAAGCAGTTTTATCTTTCGTTCTCAGAGTTGGACGAGACCACGCCTAGAGTATGGGTTAGAAACAGTGATACCGGCGCATGGGACGAGAAAGTGTATGGAACAGATTTCACTGTGAACTACAGACTGGGAATGATTCAGTTTGTGACAGCACCTTGGAATGCACAACAATTATCCGGCGAAGATAACGTAAAGATAAGAGCGTATAGAACGGTTATCAGATACGCAAATTCAATCAATAAGTGTGCGTTTGGCACATTGTTCGGAGTAGGCGGAGCAACCGACAGATTATTTTTAGGCGGAAACCCTGACACACCTAACTATGACTATTATTCACAGGATAATGATGCGACATATTTCCCTGATACATATTATTCCGTACTTGGGGTATCTGCATCGGCAATAAAAGGATATGCGAGAGTAAATAATTACCTTGCAACCTTTAAGGACGAAAATGAACCTTCTCAATCGGTATTCATTCGAGAGGGAGATTTAGTTGTTGACGAGAATCAAATTTCCAATCCGGCGTTTAAGCTGATAAACACGCTGCAAGGAAACGGCGCAATCAGTCCTTATACGTTCGGATATTTACAGGCTGAACCCTTATTCCTGACTAAAGCCGGGATATATGCTATTA